GCCGGAATAATCTTGTCAAGAAGAATCCGTACTGTTCACGAATGAACTCCGAAATGGTACCATCCATCTTGGAGAAATCAGTCTCAACACAGTCTTGTGAACCAGCGTACTGGCAAACTGTGGTTGAGATTTCATGTGGCGATTTACCCACTGCCCAAAATCGATGAGTTTTCAAAAACTCCTTAGCCGGCTGTGTGAATTGACTAAGTGATAATAAAAGGTTTGGGGAGGTGGGGTAAATTAAACGTGCGGGAGCTGCCTTCTTATCAGCCCCTACAACAGCTTCACTCTTGGTAAACGCTTTGACGTGTGTGTCTTTGCGATTAGGGCCAAGCATACTGTTGTTTCGGAACTTAGCCTCTTGCGCCTTAGTCTTAACCATATTCTCCAATGCCAAAGCCGGGTCAAATGGAGTCAAGTTGGTTCGGTCTGGCGCGATGAATTTATTAAACTCACGCGCGTATTGTCGATATTGCGAAGGTGGCTTTACGCTATTCTTGACTTTAACCACGCGCTCTTCAATGCCTTTGGCGACATTAATCGCATCGGCATTGGGACCGGTAGCAGGGTCAATGAATGGCACCGCCGACAATGTAAATAAACCGGGTTCAGGATCCTCGCTCTTCAACGCAAGCGTGAAGTTAACGGGGTTTGAACCTTGAATAGGGTACTTTGAAGCTTCAGATAGAAGGTATAATCCTGAGCGTCGGGGTAAGGTGATGTTTTCACCAGATAAAATGTTCTCAATGGCTGTAATTCCATATACACCAGTCTTGCTTGACTTAGCTGTAAGCGCGGCAGTATGTATGGAGTTCCAGACACGAAGTGGTATGTCGACACAATCCTCACTCTCAATACTAGATTTCCTAATACTGATCCAGACCTCATTGAGGCGCTGAAAAGAGCAAGAAACGATGTCACCATGCACTTCAACACATCCCACACGCCGTAAAGGTTCTGCCTTGAAGGCACAACCATGTAACAAATGGCTCATGGCATCAACCAACCAGAACGGTAAGTAGACACACGCAATTGGTACAAGCACAACTAGGGCACGATTATCGCGTCCTGGCACAATATGGCAGTGATAGGTGGTGAAAGAGAACACACGTCTGATGATAACTATGTCCGAGGAATAATCCC